GATGGCGTTTATATTTATATAGGATAGTCAGTTGAATGTCCCAGAAATATTATTTATAGCATAGAGGATAAAAGATGAAGTTAAATGAAGCGATAACAAATCCAAATAAAGTAGGAAAAAAGATAGAAGGTAAGACTATTGAGTCCGCTTGGCAAGCCGCATCAGGCTTTATTGTAAGATTTGAAGATACATCAAGAGTAGTATTTAGTGCAACACACGGAAATATGAGTGTTGAATATACTAATTGATTAGAACTTGGAGTATAAAATTGACTAAAACATTATTATGTGACGGTATAGCTCACTTAAACGATTTAGAAATTTCAAAATTTATTGATACAGTAAGAAAATTATCAAATAAAGATAATTCAATGGAACTATCAGTAAAATTTGATGGATCAGCTAATCTTGGTTTTGGTATAGACGAAGATGGTAAGTTATATTTTGATCGTGCAGTTAAAGGACAATCTGAAAAGAAATATGGTCCAAATGACTGGGCTGCAAAGCCTATGTATAATCCTATTAGAACGGCAGTTGCAGCACTTCTTAAAAATAAACATGTTTTAGAAAAGAATATGATGCCAGGTGAATGGACAGATTGTGAAATTATGTTTGAAGCCATTCCAAATGCAATTGAATATGGTGAAAATTATATTGTAATTCATGATGCTAAGTTTAATAGTTTAGTCCAGAAGTTAAAACCAACTACTGTAAAAATAGACATTTATTTATATGATCATAATAGTAAAAAGATCGTTAAAAAAGTTGAAAACATAACTTATAAATTTAGTGGTAAAGAAGTATTAAATACTAAGAAATATAAAATTAGTATCAATGCAGATATAGATAAATTAGAAAAATTCATGAATTCAAAAAATAAGAAGTTCAGAGATAATTCTAATTTTGAAATTCTTATTATGAGAGCAGCTGGTAAAAATAAAAATTCTATTAAAGCAGAAAAAGAAAAATTGAAAGCACAGATTTCTAAAATGAAATTGGCAATCAAGGATAAATTGATAGAACAAATTCTTAATCGTATAGCCGCTGGTTCAATGGCAAAACCACCTGAGTTCGATGATAAAGGTAATAATGTAGGAGGAACATTTCCTGAAGGCATAGTTATTAAAGATCTTAAAACAGGTGATCTCTCAAAAATAGTTTCAGTATTTCCAGAAATTAATAAATTTCTTTGGTTCTATAGAGAAACAGCAAGTAAAGGAACCGGTCCTGCTGGCAAATTTGTTCCGGGAATAATGGCAAAATTTAAAGATGAAATTTCATTAAAAGCATTTGGTATTAAAGCTCTTAGATCTGTAGCAGTAACAAGTAATATAAAAAAGAAATATCCTAATAAACCAGCTAACTTAAAATTACTTACATTTTTGAAAAATAGTGGCTATGATTTTAAAAAGGTTGGGCAAACTAAGACAAAATATCTTGGTGCAATTAAAAAAGCAAAGAAGGAACTCAATAAATTAAGAAAAGAATTTGAAAATAAAGGGCAAAAAGATGTTCTTAAAGTTAGACATGGTAAATTCAAAAGAGATATAACATATAATGACATTGCAATAAGAAAAACATTTGAAACATTTTTAGATATTGAACATGAATTGGATCAATATGCAAGAGAGATTCAAAGTATTAATGAACATACTAGAGAAGGAACAGCAGTTCAAATACTAAGGGTATATTTAGGACAGAAAAATTTGAATAAGCTTGCCGAGAATTTTCTTGATATTAAAACGCATATGATTATGGAAGCAATTAAAGGAAGTTCGGTTGGAGTTATAATAGGAAGATTTCAGCCCCCGCAAAATGCTCATATAAAACTTATTAATAATGCAATTAAATCTAATAATAGGGTTTATGTATTTATTACTGGTCAAAAATACGATAAGGATAAAAATCCATTTCCGTTTAAGTTGAGGAAGAAAATTATAGAAAAAGCAGTAGGAAATAATAAATTATTTATTGCGCCGGCTAAAACTGGATTTTTACCTGAATTAATAGAAGATACCGCAGATCTTAATAGTATATCTAATCTTAATATTTATGCTGGAACAGATAGAGTTGCATCTTATGGTTCTCAGATGAAAAATTACTGGGATCATAGCGCTGTAAGTTGGAAAATAAAAGAAATGATAAGACCAGCAAATGCTGTTAGTGCAACTAAGGTTAGAGCAGCAATTAAAAATAATGATAAGAAACTATTTCAGAAATTGGTGCCAAGAAATGTTTGGAATGAATGGCCAAACCTTGTCAAGCACTTAAAAGAATATAGAATAAAAAAGTTTGTTAAAACTTTATTTGAACAGAAAACAAAAAAGTCTGCATAACAGAGAAAGCAACCTGATATTTATATTGAAAACATAAAATTAGGTTGGAGGTAATATGAATAATAAGATATTTGACCCACAAGTCAAGGTAATAGCCAATGTAGATAGAGTTCTAGAACTTTTAGATACAGGCAATACCCCTCCAGTTTTAGTAGAATTTGACACCTCCAATGCATGTAATCATTCATGTTATTTTTGTATTAGTGGTTATATACACCTACCAGAATCTAAAGGTTTACCTACTTTTAATAGAAGTATGTTATCAGAAAAATTGATGCTAAGTACATGTCAAGATTTTATTAATATGGGTGTGAGAGCGGTTAACTGGACAGGTGGGGGCGAACCTACTGCAAATCCAGCACTTAGTAAATGTGTAAAATTACTTGGGCAAAATGATGTTAAGATGGGAATGTTTACAAATGGAACTTTGATACATAGATTTCCAGAATTGTTAGATGCTCTTGTAGAAAATATGACATGGATAAGATTTTCTGTTGATGCTGGAACAGAAAAAACATATAACGATATAAGAAGAACTACTGCTGGTAAAGATGATTGGAATATGATGCTATCTAATCTTAATAAAATTATAGATGCAAAAGATAATTATGAAGAATCAGTTTCAAAAGATCCATTTGATTTTCAAAGAAAATTAGGACCAGATATTGGTGTTGGTATGGTTATAACACCTGATAATTATTGGGAAATAATAAATTTTGCTGAAACATTCTTAGAATATGATATATCATATTGCCAATTCAAACCTGAGATCGTTAATAGAGAACGAGAAGGTGGTATCCAAAGGGATATAGATTTTTGGTATGAACATGTAGAACCACGCATAAAAGTAGCAAAAGATATTCTTGGTGATAAATTTCAAATGAATGGATATAAATTATCAGATTTACAGCATGATCCATCAATTTTAGGTAGAACATATAAGAAGTGTTTAGGAAGCCAGATTCAACCATGTGTTGGGGCCGATGGAGAAGTATATGTTTGTTGTAACCATAGAGGTTATAAAGAATATTCATACGGTAATTTAAATGAAAAATCATTTAAAGATATATGGAATGATATAGAAAAAAGGCAAGCTATCATGTATCAAATAAATGATGTAGATAAATTCAATAATTGTACACAGCTATGTAAACCACATGAGTCGAGTAAACAAGTGTGGAAATTATATGAAGAATATGAAAATGTTAAAAGTAGCGAAGTAGATTTAAAAGAATGGAAAAATAATTTGTTAGATATAGAAAGATCTAATGCAAGAACAAATGTAGATCATTGGGAATTCATTTAAAAAGAATTCAGTTTTAGTTTAAAATTAGGCCTACTTTGTTTATACTATATGGGAATTAAATAAAGGAGGCCTGAATTGTATGTAGTAGAAAGACTTCACGAAGCATTCATGATCAATGAAGAAATTAGTTCCAAGACCACAAACAAACTATTTAAATATATTTCAGATAGAGGTGATAAAGATATAAATATAACTATAGATTCAGATGGAGGAGATATAGAATCAGCGTTATGTATGTATGATATATTAAGATCTTTACCTGAAAAACAATCAATTTTTACAATAGTATTGGGGAAGTGTTATTCGGCTACAAATATAATATTTTGTGCATCACAAGAAAATAGAATGGCATTTGAAAATTCTTCATTTATGATTCATAATATAATGACATCGTTCGAATTAGAAGACGTAGGTAAAATATATTCAGCAGTAAAACATACATTAAGTATTCAGGAAAGGATGTATGATATAATAGGGTCTTGTATGACAGTTAATCCAAGAACTTTTGTAAAGAATAATGATGAATGGTATATGGATGGTAAATCAGCATCTAAATATAAATATGCAAAAGTTATTTGTCAAGGGTTAGAAGATGTCAAAGAAGATAACAAAGAAATAATTATGGCTCAGTATCCCATCCCCCGCCCGCGTAATGTAAATTAATAGGAGAATACCGGTGATACTATTGAAAATCAAAAAATGCCAATTGGCAAATGTTAGAAATAGACATCGTAAAGCAAATATAGTTTTTTTGAAGAAAAGGTGGTTCACCATTGATTCAAATAACTATGATTTATTTATTAGATTGTCAGCAGATATCGATGTAGAATATGCAACTTTTGAACCAGCTCAGGCTACTAACTACGATCACAAACTTGCCGGGAAATTCAATCATACAACAACAACAGCAAACCATGAAAATGTAGTAGATTCTTTGATAGTAACATAGGAGAGGCTAGATGGAATTTTTATCAGTAGCAGTATTTTTACTTTATATAGGGATGATTTCAATTGCTAAAGGATTTGGTGATGCAGCATATAACCATAAGAAATACAATCCAGGTGAATATAATGATACTTGGCATAAGGTAACAAGGTGGTTGTATTATTATCCATCACATATTATGCCTTGGTTAACAGCAATTTTAGTTTGGTTATTCCCACCAACAATGATTTGGACATTTTTGCCATTAGGATTAACACCAGTTATATCTTTTATAGGAATGAGAAGAGGGGTTGATTTCGCAGGGAAAGACGAAATTTGGTATGGTGAAGAATTTAACTGGACTTCAGGTTTCAAAGCACTTATACAGAAAGCAAAGTCAATATATTAGGAAGAGCATATAATGGGAATGGGCCAAACACCATACCAGATATAAGTAGTATTNTTTCATTAAGTATTACTCAGATAATGAGTTTTTGTTTACAATAGATTTCAGATTGTATATATTATATAAGATTTGCAGAGAGGTTATTTTATGAATGGTGAATATGTTTTCATTGGGATAATACAAATAATATAGGCTTTTTTGTTATAGATTCTAATGAATTATAAATTGTAATTGGAGAAATTCGATGTTATGTAAGGATTATCTAAAATTAAAAAAGTTTTCGGGAATAAATTGGGAAAGATCAGAAGATTTTCAACCTGGTGCTAATTGGGATACAGCAGACTGGTTTACTGCAATAATGGGTGAATTAGGTGAAGCTGCAAATTTCGCTAAGAAGATGCGTCGTTTAACAGACGAAGATGGTTTTGTTGAAAGAGAAAATTATGTTGAATATGATAAATTAAAAGGGGAATTGGAAAATGAATTAGCTGATACTTTTTGTTATCTTGATTTATTAGCAACACATCTAGATATTAATTTAGAAAAATCAGTAATTAATAAATGGAATGAAGTTTCACGATGTAAAGATTATCCTATGATTCTGGAGAATTAAATGGTAAACTATATGTTTGAACATCTGATTAAACAATTGAGAGAAATATCCGGTCGCAATGATAAAATGGCCCTTTTAGATAAGGTAAAGGATAATAAAGATATTGTCGAAGCATTCAGAATGTGTTACGATCCTTTTACGGTATTTTATATTTCCAAGGTAAATATAACAACATCTGGTAATAAGAATTTCAAAGATAGTTTTCGAAAATTCAAGACAATTGCTAAACATCTTTGTTCACGTTCAATTACTGGTGATATTGCTAAAGATACAGTGAGAATATTTCTTGAAGAATTGGATGTTGAAACACAGAAAATTTATATCAATATCTTGAACGGAGATATGAAGTGTGGTGTAAATACATCTACTGTTAATAAAGTATTCGGAGATGTTATTAAGAAGTTCAAGGTTCAGTTGGCAGCAAAGTATGATCCAGAGAAAACTTATCATGAGGTCCTTTGGTATGCAACACCTAAACTTGATGGCATAAGAGGATTTTTCCAAGATGGTATTTTATTAGCAAGGAGTGGAAAACCAATTATTGGATTCCCTGAAATTGTAGAGGAACTTACTAATATATGCGAAGATAATGATTTATCGTTTATTGATGGTGAGTTATATTCGCATGATATTCAATTCCAAAAAATTCAGGGATTCGTAATGCGCTCTAAAAATATTAAACCTGAAGAGAAGAAGAAAATTAAATTTAATATATTTGCAATTGGTAGTAAAAAAGGTGAATGGAGAAATACAGAAAAGATGTATGATAGCCTTGCATATCTAGATTGGGAGGATTATACATATGTAACACCTTTAGAATATAAAAAGGTTCCAAATATTAAAGAAAATATTAATGCACTTTGTACAGAATATATAAAACAAGGTTATGAAGGCGCGATGCTTCGATCCGGACAGACAGCATATAAATGGAAGAGAACAGATGATTTACTAAAAGTAAAATTATTCCTTGAGGAAGACTTCAATGTTGTCGGGTTTAATGAAGGTACTGGAAAACATGTTGGAAGACTTGGTGCTGTACGAGTTGAAGGAATAATTGATGGAAAGAGAATTGCTTGTAAAGTTGGGTCTGGATATTCAGATGAAGAAAGAATAGATTTGTGGGGTAAGGAAGCCGAATATGTGGGTAAGAAGATTGAAGTCAAATATCAAGGAATTACCGATAGGGAAGTGGATGGCAATTGGAGCCTTAGATTCCCTGTATTTAATAAGTTCAAATTAGATAGGTAATATAATGATTAAGAAATTTTTGATATATTTAGGATTATTATGTGATCATGAATATGTAAAAGAGAAAAATAAAAAATTTGGTAAATATCATGCTGTAGCACCAAATAAAAAATCTTTTATTAAACCAGAACATTATCCTTATATTGAAAAATTTATATGTAGTAAATGTAATACGTGGTATTTAAAACGGGGACCTTATACTGGTCCCGATATGTCATGGACAGGAGAATTATGATACAAAACAGAAGTTGTGTGGTTAAGAAGAGAATTGAATAGTTTAAATATAGATATATAATGTATTATAATATTTTGAACGGTTAAACAAACAGTCAAAACATGGTTAAACAAAGGAGAACCAAAGAATGGCACTAAATATGGAAGCATTGAAGTCCGCATTAGATAGGCAAGAAAATCCACAATCAGGTGGGGGTGGAGGAAGAAATCCACTTAGATTCTCATTAAATCCTGGCGAGGATGAAGCAAACGCAGTCGTAAGGATTGTTCCTTATGTTCAAATTCCTGAGAATCCTTTTTTGGAATTATATTTCCATTATGGATTACCTGGACAGAATTCAATTCTATGCCCAAGACGAATGGAAGATTTTCCAGGGTTTGTATCAGAGTTTTATGATTGTCCACTTTGTGAATTTGGATTTGAGATTTTAGCTAAGTATCGTGAAAGTGGTGGTGCCACAAATGAATCTGCTAAAACAAGATATAAGCCATATCTTGATGCATTACTACCAAAACTAAGAACACATATTCCTGTAGTAGTTGTATCGGAAAATGGTGTTGATCAAGATCCTGATCAGGCCAAAGTTCAATTTTGGGGTGTTGGTAATGGGGTTTATACAGATATTCTCAAAGCAGCAGTTCATCTTGATGCAAATGGTGTAGATATTACAGATGTAAAGAAGGGTGTATTTTGGGATATTAAGACAACTTCTAAGAAGAAAACAGGAACAAACTTTCCGAAGACAGAAGTTGAAGTTCATAAGGAGGGTCTCGGCCCACAGATTGCACCACTCTTTTCAACAGCAGAAGGAAATCCTGATAATAACAGAATTTCTGCGGTTCTTGATGCACAAGAAACAATTTTCGATCTTTATACAGGAACTCCAAAGAATAAGTTGAATGAATATCTTGAGAAGTTCTGTGCCTCAAATGATACAGAAGAAAGAGAACAGGATACTGGAACAGAAAAGTATGGTAAGAAGGATGATGAACCAATTGATACAACTGAACTTACTGACGATTTTAGCAAATTGTTAGAGAAAGATGATGAGTAGTAAATGACAAAACGTAGGAAGGTTATTGATGAGGAATTTGAAGGTATGAGTTCCTCATCAACTCAACCAAATGATTTTAATGATTTGTTAATTCAATCTCTTAAGGATGATTTAGCAGGATCTGCTTTTACAATTGGTTTGGATGATATAGGCGCAGATGTAACCGAATGGCTTTCTACGGGAAGCACTCGTTTAGATAAATGTATATTTAATAATAAAGATATAGAGGGAGGAATTCCAGTCGGAAGATTGACAGAAATTCATGGTGATCCTTCAACTGGAAAATCTTTATTATCTTATATGATCCTCGCGGACTGCGTAAGAAAAGGTGGAACCGCAGTATTAATAGATACTGAAACATCTGTTAATGAAGATTTCATGAGAATGTTAGGATTGGAACCTAAGAAGAATTTACTATATGTTCCAGTTAATACTGTTGAGGAAGTCTTTGCAACAATTGAAAGTATATTAACAACCATTCAAGATGCCAAGAAGAAAAATAAGATGGTATGTATTGTATGGGATTCTGTTGCGGCAACATCTTCAAGAAAAGAGATGGAAGAAGAAGTTGGAGATATGCAGTATGCTTTAGTCCCAAGATTATTGGGTCAAGGATTGAGAAAAGTAATAAGGCATATTGGAGATAACAGAGTAGCATTAGTATTTCTTAATCAAATGAGAGCAAAAATTGGAATGATATTTGGTGATCCTATGGGAACACCTGGAGGCAATGCTATCCCATTCTTTGCATCAGTAAGAGTAAGATTATATTCTGGTTCTAAGATTAAAGCAAAAGATGGAACAATTATCGGAGTTAGTAATAAGGCAAAAGTAATTAAAACAAGATTTGGGCCACAATTTAGAGATACTACAATAGATATATTCTTTAATCGGGGCTTAGTAGAAGAATATACTTGGATCAAATACCTCACATCAAAGAAATTAGTGAAAATTATTACTAAACAACAATCAGAAATAGAGATAGATGGTGAAACTCATAAATTTAAAAATAAGGATTTTGTAGATTTTATTACAGCACCTGAACAAAAGGAACTACATTCTAAAGTGAAGAAGATGATTATGGAAGATATGTATGTAGAACCTGATCCAAGAAAATTAGATGAAGAAGAATTTGAATATGAAGATTTCGACAGTGATGAACAAAGTATTTAATTAAAAGCTTTTTGTTTATATTTAATATAGTAAGTTTCTTTTTACTATAAAATTAACCGAGTTAGAACGATGAACCAACAGTTATCAAATGCATTTAAAAACCAGCTTGTACAGGATATTGGGTTTACAAAATCTTATAATCCTGTACAAGCTGGTAATGTTACAATCCAGATAACAATTATGTTAGGGAGGCTTTCTAACAACTAAAAATACTAAAAATGTAGTATTTTAAGTCTAGGCCTGCCAACAGTTTATGTTTGGCAGGCCTAATTTGTTACAGACCAACAGTTTAGGATAGCTACTTTTTATGCAGTTTTGGATTACGTTTAGCATACAATTTATTATATTATATAGGTTAGGAAAGATACAACAAACATGATGGCTACTTAGAGGAATGTTATGCGCAATAGATTTTTGAAAAATATCGATTCAGTTGTCCTTAGAGATGGGATCACAGCTGGGTTGAAGGTTATTGATGAATATGAGAATGATAAAAATGATAGAACTGACGAAATAAAATATATCAAAAATATTATTAAGTTAGCTTCTGATGAACTTGAAATTCGAGTAAAAAAATGGAAAGAAATGGTTAAACAAGGAATATAAAATTGTACATTAAATTAGACATAGAATTTGATGATTGGGTAGATAAAGTATATGATATTGTACACAGTGGTAATGATACAGGTATTACAACAGAACATATCGTTGCCGAATTATATGATTCNTCTGANCTTCGTATAGCATTTGAAAACGGTGAAGATGCTTATAAAGTGGCAGACCGTTGTTATTCGGCATTGTTCAGTTCAAACTTTGGAATAGGTNGTGGTGAATATGTCTAGAGAAGATCAGGCTGATAATTATCTCGAAGAAGTATTCGAACGATTGGTTAAATATACTGACGAGGGAAAAGCAGAGATACTGATCGAGGTATACGGTGTCGAAACCATTCTTTGTAATGGAAGAAACGGCTGGACCCCGGAGGCCTGCGCTCAGAGCATCGCGAACTACGATGACATGTGGCCGGAAGAGGCAAAAGCAATTGAAATACAGATAAAGTTGGATCAAGAGCGTAGAGATCAGTTGAAGTCCGAAATGAATGTAGGATCCATTTAAGGAGCAGAAAAATGTCACGCACAGTAAGAAGTGAGTTCAGGAATCTTGCACATAAGAATGCCCAAATGGGCAGCGCAGGCCCACACACTTCAAAGAAGTATCGTAGGGAAAATCGTGAAGCAGTTCGCGATGCACTTGCCGAGGAAGAGATTATTGAAGCCACACATATTGAATAATGAAGGGGTCGCTCTCGCGGATAACATAGCGACCAAAAGCCGACACGATATTTCGTGTAGGAATGATAGGACTTAGGGACCTATCTATTACGGTGATACTGGTAGGATGGCACCTGGGAATACGCCGTAACAGTATCAGCGACCCCTCAATCCGGTTTAGCTCAGCTGGCAGAGCTATAAAAAAGGTTTTATACAGTTACATGTTTATATAGAAGTTCCTAGATGGCTCATGGGCAGATCGGAACACTGTTAGTGTTCTGGTTGGGGGTTCGAGTCCCTCTCTAGGAGCCAAAATTTTAATTTAAGAAAGGTTTTATTGCTATGAATTTAGGTAAACAGATTGATCTGTATGATTTACAAGATTATCCAGTCCTTTATCTTTTGGTTAGGACAGATATTGATTCAATGAATCCTGGAAAATTGGCTGCACAATGCGGCCATGCAGTTTCAATGTTTATGCAAAAAGTATTGAATCCTTGTCTAATTGACCTTCAGCCTCAAACCAATTCTGTCAGCTCGACCGCGTCAGGCAAAGTTGATTATAAAATACGGAAAACTTTTAATGAATGGTTTAAGGGAGATCGAGGATTTGGAACAAAAATAACATTAGATATTGATTCAATTGAAAATCTTAATTATATACATGACGAATTAAGTGATGCTGGTTATTTAACCGATTTAGTTCATGATCCTACATATCCTTTAGAGGATGGAGAATTTACACATTTGATTCCGCTTGTAACTTGTGGATATGTGTTTGGTAATAAAATAGAATTGTTAAATCATTTAAATAGTTATCCATTATACAAATGAAGAATTGGAGACATATATGACAATCAGAGCTAAAACAAAACCGAAAGAAATGGTTATTGACTTAACTGGGCCAGATGGTAATGCCTTTAGTTTAATGGGCCAAGCACAAGCTTTTGCTAGACAGTTAGGCTGGGACGCTGAAAAAATTATCAAAGAAATGAAGTCTGGTGATTATGAAAACTTGGTCGAAGTGTTTGACAATTATTTCGGTGATTACGTAGTATTAGAAAGATAGTAAATAAAATTATAGAAAGGTAATTATGTCCAAAACAATTGAACTCACAAAAGATAACTTCCAATCCGAGGTCATCGAAGGGGATATTCCTGTACTTGTGGACTTTTGGGCGACTTGGTGCAGCCCTTGTCGTGCTGTTGCATCGATAATCGATGAATTAGCAATAGAATATGAAGGAAAATTGAAGGTTGGTAAAGTTGATATAGATGTTCAGCAGCAACTTGCTGCAGAATTTGATGTTCGAAGTATCCCAACATTACTCATTTTTAAGGATGGGAAAATGGATGAACAGATTATAGGAGCTGTTCCCAAGAGTAAATTAGTAAACAAACTACAGAATGTCTTGTAACTAAAGGAGTATTATAAGCTGTTGGTCTGCATAGACTTAATCTAAGTTGTTGGCAGGGTTACACTTAGATCAATGCGACAGAGGCGTTCTGGAAGGCAGTATTTTTTTAACTACATTATAACCCGGATAATATATTATTCACTCTCTGACAGTAGTTCTGCTATCCATATATGAAAAATAGGTCCTTTTAGACTACTAATGTCTTTTATACACAATTTATTTTGCAGTTTAGGATTACATCCCTGTTCAGATTGTTTATATTATACATATTACGGATGATACCAAATCATCAAAGGGGATAATATGAAACATTCAAGAAGATGTCCTAAATGTGGAACACACCCATCTAGCCTTAAGTCATATGGCGAATATGGAAGTGCCCTCATTTATACATGTCGTAATAAACATACTTGGGAAAAATCATCTAAGTGGAGATTAGAAAATGAAATATCGTAATATAATGCCAATGTTGCTTGCTGCAGGAATGGCTACAACTTCATGTTCCACAATGCAGAGGATAAATGTTATTCCTACTTATAAGGAAATTGAGATTGGGGCTGAGACTTCAAAAGAAATTGAATCTAAAATAAAAATATATCGTGATACCTTGGTGGTAAATTACATAAAGGATTTGGGTAAGGAAATTGCATCCCATTCACCCAGACAAAATGTGAGATATCAATTCAAGGTTGTTGATACACCTACAATTAATGCTTTTGCAGTTCCCGGAGGATGGCTTTATGTCAACTTAGGATTGATTGCTTTAACTGAATCAGAATCAGAACTAGCTGGTGTAATTGGCCATGAAATTGCTCATGTTGCTAAAAAGCATGGGGCCCGTCAAATGACAACATTTTATGGTCTTTCATTTATGTTTGAACTTGTACAGAATTTGCAAATTAAGGCAAGAAGTATAGTGTCTTGGTTCCTAAATGTAGGAGGAACAATGACTCTCCTAAAATATTCTAGGGATATGGAAACTGAAGCCGACAAGGTTGGTGTAAATATGGTTCATAAAACTGGAATTGATCCGAATGGTATGATTGGATTCTTTGAAAAGATGAAAGCAAAACAAGCAAAGAATCCAGGCTGGGCTGAAAATTTGTTGTCAACTCACCCAACTACAACTTCGCGGATCTCCAGTGTGAACGAAGAAGTAAAGAAGTTTAAAGCAATAAAAATTAAACACAATACACCTAGATATGATAAGGTTAGAAAACATGTCAGGAAGTATTTGGAATTTGATAAAGCTCCGGCCAAATCGAAGAAAAAAGGAAAAATTATCACTGCTATAAATCCTACTGTAAGAATTAAGTAAAGAAAATTATTATGCCTGTTTATTATGATGACAACTTCGGACATTGGGATGATATGGATGATCCTGAAATGCAGAGGTTTTATAAACAGGTTCAAGATGAATCAGTAGAAAAGAGATGTAGAGGTTGTGATAACTTAGTAAGGATCCGTCCTGATTATGCATATTGTAATTCATGTGCAGATAAAATCGAAAGAGGATGGGACATATAAGAAGTATTACAATGATCCGTTGGCATATCGGTTGTGCACCAGACTTTTAATCTGGAGAGCTGGGTTCAATTCCCGGGCGGATCACCAAAATATTATACCTATTCAGGTTCATCATGTGGATGGAAACAAAAATAATAATGCAAGAGAAAATTTTCAGATATTATGCCCCAATTGTCATTCGATGACAGAAACATATATGAAATTTGGAAGACATTGGAAAGGCGTTGGTTCATAACTTAGTGGCAAAGTACCTGGCTTTTAACCAGGTAACCGGGGTTCGATTCCCCGTGAACCTACCAATAATGCCCGCGTGGGGGAATTGGTCTACCCATCGAACTTAAAATTCGACGGCCCATCACAGCCTTGCTGGTTCGAGTCCAGTCGTGGGCACCAAGTATGACCCCGTCGTTCAGCGGTTAGGACACCGGGTTTTCATCCCGGCAACGGGGGTTCGATTCCCCTCGGGGTCACCAATTATAATGCTACGATCCCTTAGTGGTTGATAGGACCAGCCTTGTAAGCTGGTAGGTTAATTACCTCACGTCAGTTCGAATCTGACTCGTAGCTCCACATTAAATTAATTTAGGCTTTATGTTTACGTTTGTGAGTATATTGTTTATATTTATATTGTCAGCAATAATAGAAATTAACCTTTATATAACGCATAAATATTCAGAATAGGAGATTCTATGTCAAATGCAACACAGGTTTCAGTAAGTGCAATAGGCGTAAGAAAACATATTAACTTAGAGACATGTATCCCCGCCCCCAGAGATCCGATGACTCTTGTTCGTGTAATATTATGTGATGAAGATGGAGTTGATACAGAAAAAATTATTGTAGATCTTGATCAATTGGAAAGGGCAGTTAAATCAATTAGATTGAATAGTTTTTAACTGAGAGATTTAATATTTTCTTGGTTAATCTAAAATTTATGAGGTTACAAATGACAAAAGGTAGATTATATTTAGATGCAGCACAGAATATCGAATTAGAAAATGAAACATCTTATGTCAGAGAAATGGAAATGACATTAGATATGGGTGAAACACCTAGACAAAATGGAGTTGTAATGCAATTCTTTCAGGATTTTTCGGTCTATGGTGTTGATGAAGCCATTGTATATGCAGAAGGATATGAAAAGCAAGGGATGTTCAAGAAAGGAACCATTGCAAAGGTTAAAGATATCAGAAAGAAGTTGCCATCGGTATGAATAAGATGAGGGTTCTTAAAAATAGATATGGTTGTACAGGAAATTTCGTAGCATAATATTTTGGAGGGATAATTTAACGGATAAAATCTCGGTCTTCTAAACCGATAATCGGGGTTCGATTCCCCGTCCCTCTACCACATCTACTGGAGATAATATGAATTGTCGTGCTAAATTACAAAATAGAAAATCAAAATCTTTAAAATTTTCAGAACTACAACTTGAAGGTAGCCCTTTTAATAAAGAAGATATTACAAAAGCATATAAAATATTTAAGAAAGAAAATCCTGAATATAAAGTAGTATCTGTATTGAATACTATGGCTTCTTAATATAGGAATTCAATTCTCTCAAGAACTGCCACTTTACGAGGTAAATAATGAGCAAAGATAATTACATTTCAGCAGCAGTACCTGGAACAAATAATGTTACAATTTGGAAACTAGTTCCTTCTAAAAGAAAACCAAGAGTAAAGAAAGCGACTCCTGTTGCTTCTATTCCTAAAGATAAAAAATATATTTAGTTAGTAATGTTATTAGTTTATATTTTAAGGGTAAAAAATGAAACATAATTATTATACAATGACACAAGATGGTGATTATTGGAATGTATACGGTTGGTCCGTATATGAATCAAGTTCCGTACTTGCCGGTCAACCCTGTAAAATGTTTTTAGAATCTTGTGAAACACCTGAAGAAGTAAAAAAGAAATATCCAGGTGTGACATACTCCGATAGTAGGGTTGAACCTAAAGCATCTGTCGGCCCTGCACCTCCAAATTATTATGCTAGTGATGGTGGATTTTATGATGCTGGCGAATATTGGGATGAAGATGACTATTAAAGAAAGGATCCTAGATGGAGGATAAGGGACTTCAAAAACTTTTAAAAGAATTAAAATCCGAAGGATTAATTGTATTTTATTGGGGTGCAGAAGGAAAACATGATAGTCCTGAGGACGGTGTAGATTATGTTGGTATAGATGAACAACATACAGAATTAGCAAAAGAATGGTCAGAATATCTTGCAAAGATATTATGGGAAGAGTCATATGATAATAATGGAAATTTTATAAGTGATAAAGAAAAATCTTTACATAATTCACCTACGAAATCTGCACTATCAATATTGCATTGGAAATAAGTGATGCAATTTTTATTTTTAGCTTTTTAGGCCAGATGTGAATGCCGGTATCCACGCTACTCTTATAAGGTAGAAATAGCAGGTTCAAATCCTGCCTGGCCCACCAATAAGGTTATATAATTAATGAATTGAAGTTTATAGAAAATATATACATAAATAAGGAAGGTGTCCGGATGGCCCGAGGAAATGCACTTGAAATGCATTACGGCTTAATAGGTCGCTAGGGTTCGAATCCCTAACCTTCCTGCTCAGAATAATGCAAGCCTTCACGTGGCTCTGAGTGATAACTGATTTATTCAGGCTAATTGCATTGAGGTTCAATTAAAAAATATTAGAATAAGTTAGTTTAATAGTCGGCTTATTTTTATTAGAAACATATGTATTCTAATAAATTTATTTTTGGGAAAGCAAATATGTCACATGATTTAGAAAAAAATATAAAAAGTGGTGGAATTGGATTCTTTGGTCTTTTAACAGTTTTGTTTATAGGTTTAAAATTAACAAACTATATAAACTGGGCGTGGTATTGGGTATTGGGTCCTTTATGGATTCCAACAGCATTAACTCTTAGTGTTGCCGGAACATTATTTGCAATCGCCGGAATATTGTATGCCTTTGAAGATATTGCTTGTCATATCTGGGAACATATAAAGAAAAAGAAATAATGATCGGTATTTTAATAAAGGTTATTAAATGACAGAAGAAGCAACTCGTCCAGAACTTATGCGTGAAGCACTAGGATTTGATGATATTGGTTTAATTGCAGCAGACCAATCAAATATAGCTTCACGAAAACAAGTATATACATACACAAAACTTTCTAAAAATATAACTATAGAGTATCCTATTATATCATCGCCAATGGATACAATATCAGATGTTGATACTTGTATAGCGTTGAATAATATTGGTGCTGCAGGTATTCTTCATAGGTTTATGTCAATTGAAGAACAAGTAGAAAAAGCGGAAAAGATAAATAAAGAAAGTGGAGCAGTCTATGTAGCAATAGGATTAGGTGATTATGAAGAACGTATTAATACATTATTAAAATCATCAGCTGATCCAGATTTATTATTTTTGGATACTGCAAATGGTGCTTCAATTCAAGTAACAGAATTTATGAGATGGTGGAATAATAAGAAGAAATCATTCGCATCGGATTATATATCTCCTGATATGATAATTGGAAATACAATGTCAAAGGCATCTGTTTCAAGAGCTTTTAATTTAGGCGCGGATGGAGTTAGGCACGGAATCGGTATCGGAAGTATGTGTATTACATCAATGCAAACAGGAATTCATTGTCCAGCCGTCACATCATTATATTATGGATGGAAAGCAAAACGCAATTACGAACTGCAACAGGTAGATTCGTTATCCAACAACCCAATGCCATCCTTACTTTGTGACGGAGGAATAAGAAAACCTGCAGATTTGGTTAAAGCAATTATTTCAGGTGCTGATGCAGTAATATGTGGTAATATATTTGCAGGATGCAATGAAACACCAGGTAAAGTTATAATAAAAAAGCCGATTGCAGGTAATCCTGATTCTGGTCCAATTGATAAGTATAAGAAATTCAGAGGTATGGCTTCAGCAGGTGTTGTAGAAGATTACGGTTTAGGTGATGGAACTACAGAAAACAGATTTATTGAAGGTGAAGAAACCCTCGTGCGATGCAACGGAAAATCCGTTGTTGATGTCGTACACGAGTTGAATAATGGTCTTAGAAGTGCAATGTCTTATCTAGATTATGAAAAATTAAAAGATATGAAAGGTACTTTGTGGACCGGTGGTGTTAAGGCAATTAGATTAACAAATTCATCGTATATTGAAGGAACACCACATGGAAAGTAGAGGTATATATGTCTAAAATTCTTTTTACATGTATGGCGCAAAAGAATCATGAATCTACAGAAATGGAAGTTATAGCAAATAATTGTACATGGGATGCAATGAAAGCTTTAGAATCATACTATAAAAATACTTTATGGTTAAATTTCAAGTATAAGAAAGAAGAAACTTAAGAATACGTTTATAGATAGAAATTAGGAGAAGAATGGAGTCATACAGTATATATTCCTCTTTTTTCTATCGTAATTTAATATAGTTTTTATATAGTTATTATATAATTCGAAATGACTAGAGATAGATCGTTCGAGTTACACTGTTCTTGTAGGAATGGGACGACGAGGAATTTAAGGTCTATAGGCATTAACACCTATAGGCCTTTTTTTGTTTAAAAAAGAGGCTCTTTTTGTTTACATAGAGGCGCCAATTGTTTATATTCTAACGACTAAGTAATTATATGGTATATTATATGGCTGGAGGAAAAAGATGACTATATGCTTCTCTGGGACGCGGTTTTATGACCCAATTAGACCTTCAAATGTGATAAAAATTACAGATATGGTAGTAGATACTTGATAAGTATCCTCAATCATTAGTCTTCGGAATACGATAAAATATGCACAGAGGATTGAATGTCCTGTAACAATAACAGAATTGGAGACCATATGGCAGAAATTGTAGAAGTAGATGGTAAAAAGATTGAACGTAGGAAGATTCTCCATATTGACATGTTAAATTTATTCATCAGAAATTTTGCAGTTCAACATGCAACAAATGAACAAGGAGTTGATGTCGGTGGTATTTTTGGATGTCTTCAAAGCTTTAATAAATTCCTTAGAATTCATAAGCCAGATGTAGTTCATGTAGCATGGGAAGGTAAAGGTTCATCTAAGCGTAGAAGAGAAATGCTTGAACAATATAAATCAAGTAGAAAATTTAGTGGATTTAATAAGAAGAAATATAAGGATGATGAAAAAGGTGAGAAGGAATCTTTAATAAGGCAGCTTAATAGGTTAAGAGATTATATTGCAATTTTACCGTTTTATCAAACATCTGTAGATTTCTTGGAAGCAGATGATACTATTGCATATTGTGTAGAACATATCTTTGATGGGCCTGAATGGGAAAATGTTATTATAACTACAGATAGAGATTATTTCCAATTAGTATCAGAAACAACTACAATTCATCGACCAGTAAAAACTAAGAAGTATAAGGATGGTGAAATTGTTACACCTGAATTTGTAATGGATTTTTATGGTATACATCCGGATAATTTACCTATCCTTAAAGCAATCATGGGTGATGCTTCTGATGAGATTGATGGAATAAAAGGTGTTGGGGCAAAAACAGCAATAAAAGATTTTGAAATGCTTGAATCCTTGAAAGATGGAGCTGATATTTATACCATTGATGACATACTTGAGATAGCACAGCATAGGTTCGAAGTTGAAAAGAAGAAGAAATATGCCAAATATTTAGATCATAGAGACCTACTCAAACGTAACTATGAGCTTATGCAACTTCTCATTCCAAACATGTCACTGCAAGCAAGAAGCGTAATTCATAAAACTTTTAAAGATATACCAAAGTTTAAACCCACACAATTCAGATTAATGATTATTGGAGATTCTATTAGTCCCCCAAAGATGTTCACCTGGGCCGAAATGTATATGGATATGAAACCAAAACCTATTATATTAGAAGAAAAAATATAATAAAATATTATATAAGTTTGTGTTTAAGTATGGCGTATTGAAGATTAATAATAAATGGAAATATCATAAATACATACTTTAATTGAGGATAATTAATGTCACAAGAAACATTTCGTAAATTTGGTCATAAATTCGAAGATCGTCTAATTCAGGCCGTTCTTTCAGATGTAGACTTTTTCCAAAAGATATATCCGTTAAGCAAAAAGGAATTTTTTAGTGAAAATCATGGCATAATATGGAATTTAATAACAGACTTTTTTGAAAAATATAAGACGGTTCCTACATATGAAAATCTTGGAGTTACGTTATCTAAATTAAATAATGAAGATATAATAGATTCTTGCAAACTTATAATCTTACACATGCAGAAAGATTTTAAAGTAAAAGAAGTAGAACAAGCTAAAGAAGAAGGTTTTGAATTTCTGGAAGAAAAAGAGATGGAATCAGCAATTTTAGAATGTGCTGTTCATCTTAAAGAAGGTAAGAAAGATATGATCAAGCCAAGAATCGAAAAGGCTATGAAACATATCTATATTTCAGATACCGGCCATGATTATTTTGAAGGATTATCCGATAGAACATCAGAAACAATAAGAAAATCTATCCCTACAGGACTTAAGTTATTAGACGATATTGATTATCTTGATGGGGGACTAGCAGGTGGTGAGATAGGCGTTATGATGGCACCAACTGGTGGTGGTAAATCCTATTGGTTAATGCAAATGGGTTATGGTGCACTGAAGGCAGGATATAATGTAGTCCATTATACATTCG